CTATAAGACTGAAACCCGCGTGGTAGCTAAAGACCTGCTGCCCGGCAGCGCCGCAGTCATCAACGCCGATGATGAATTTGTGCAGGCTACGTCGTTACGTGGCCGCATCTACATCATTGACGTCGCATACCACCAAGGGCTTTCAATTACTGACGCGGTTCCTGCTGGTGATTCAGCGGTGGGCAATTATGTGGAAGAGGGCCGCGAGCTCGCGCTGCTCTGTGGGCCGGGAACATACGCCAAAGACACCCCGATCAAACTCAGCACCAATGGCAGTTTCACACCGGCAACCGCTGACACTGACTCGGTGATCGGCTACAGCCAGGACGAGGCGACGATTGCGACCGGTACAGCCGATTTCATTCGCGTGCGCATGCGCGTTGGCACCATTGCCGCTGGCGCATAATCAGGAGAAAAAAATGTATTTTACCGCTGAAACACTGGCAACAAATCGCCGCCTGCAGGGTCACTGGAATGAGCTGTGGGCAAACCGTAATATCTGGAACCAGCATCACGACATGATGGTGAATGCCTACCGTTCGAGCATGACGCCTGAAATGCTGGCGGCAAACGCCATCGGCGGCTTTACTCGCGAATTCTGGGCGGAGCTTGATCGTCAGGTTATCCAGTTACGCGATCAGGAAATTGGTATGGAAATCATCAATGATCTGATGAGCGTCCAGACCATCCTGCCAATCGGCAAAACAGCCAAATTGTATAACGTTACCGGCGATATTGCTGATGACGTGTCTGTCAGCATCGATGGTCAGGCTCCGTATTCGTTCGACCATACCGATTACGATAGCGACGGTGACCCGATCCCTGTGTTCACTGCCGGTTATGGCGTCAACTGGCGACATGCTGCTGGCCTGAATACTGTGGGCATTGATCTGATGCTGGATTCTCAGGCCGCCAAACTGCGCAAATTCCATAAACGCCGCGTCAACTTCTACCTGAACGGCGATCCATCAATCTCGGTTGATGGCTATAAGGCACAGGGAATAAAGAACCACCGCAACACTACCAAAATTAACCTGGGTGCCGGTGCTGGTGGTGCAAACATCGACCTGACCAAAGCCACGCCTGCGGAGGCACTGCACTTCTTTGGCCCGACAGGCGCATTTGGCATCAATGCCCGTCGCAATAAAGTCACGCGTTATAGCAAGCTGTGGCTCAGCGCAGAGATTATGGCAAACCTGTCTAAACCGTATCTTATCGACATCAATAGCGGTACTAATGCGCTGATGGGTGGCACGGTGCTGGATGCCATTGGCAAATTCATCCCAGCGGAATCTATCCAGCAATCCTACGCCCTGACCGGTAATGAATTTCTGGCTTATGAGCGCCGCCAGGACGTTATCACCCCATTGGTGGGTATGGCCGTGGGTATTGTTCCGCTGCCGCGCCTGATGCCACAGAGCAACTACAACAACCAGATCATGTCTGCTGAAGGTATCTCTGTTAAGCGTGATGGTGATGGTCTGGGTGGTGTGGTTTATGGCGCAGAGCTGGTGGCATAAGGGGGCAATATGGCTGAGAAATATGAAGTAGTTAAAGCCTGGCACGGTGTGTCAGTGGGTGATGTGGTAGTGCTGGAAGACGTACACCCGGCATTAAAGCCCCATGTTCGCAGAATGTCTGGGGCGATGCTGGCTGAGCTGGTCCCGGCCACCCCGGAAGCCACCACTGATAACAAGGCGCGTAAAGCCATCATTACTGCCCGGCTTGATGAGCTTGGTATTGCATACAAAGGTAATCTCGGAGCTGACCGGCTGGCAGAACTGTTGCCGGATGGCGAGCTGGAAAAGCTTTTCCAAACCACTGAATAACAGCCGCCGCTCAGGCGGTTTTTTTATGCCCTCTGTGGAGGGCTTTTTGCAGAGGTGCGCATGATTACCACGGCACAGGCAAAAGAGTACCTGACCAGCCAAGGCATTACGCTGCCTGATTTCATACTGGAGGCGCTGGTGGAGCAGGCAAACAGTATTCAGGCGTGTCTGGATGCCAACTATCCACCAGCGACCGCACTGCTGATCCAGATGTATCTGTTAGGGCTGATGGGGCTGGGGCAGGGTGACAAATACATCAGCTCGCAGTCAGCGCCTTCCGGCGCGTCACGGTCATTCCGCTATCAGTCTTTCTCTGACCGCTGGAAAGGCTCGCTGGCGCTTTTACAGGGTCTCGACAAAAACGGTTGTGCCACGGATTTAATACCCGCCGATCCTACTCAGCAGGCATTTGCAGGCATCTGGATTGGTAAAAGCGGATGCATGTCAGGTGGCACTCGATGAACTGGCAGCCAGCGGCACAACCACCCAAGCCGTTCCGGCGCGTCTGGGTGAAAACGGATAGCGGCGCTCAGACAACAGGCTACGTTACCGAGGCGGGCAAGTGGCGCATTAACTGCGCGCGCATAGCTGCACTTAAACCCGCTGTAATCAGCTGGAGGGAATAACTATGTCCGAGATTGCCCGATGGTCATATACCGGTAAAGCGACGTTCTGGAAGCGATTGCAGGGGCAGGATGAATATGGCGACCCGCTGGGATTTGCTGAGCCTGTAGTCATCGACTGCGGCTATCAGGGTGGGTTGAGTAGGCGGATTGGTAATCTCGGTTCGGAGCTGGTGGTTAAAAACACAATCTGGACTGAGTTTGCTGATGCCGATACGGGCGATTACATCCTGATTGGCATCTCTGCTGAGTCTGACCCGTTGAAGGCTGGCGCTGATGAAGTGATGCAGGCCGTCCGCTTTGAGGACACGTTTGATCGCCTTGTCGATGATTGGGCGATTATTACAGGAGGTTAATTTGGGCGTTAAAGTCCGAGGGATTAAGGAGGTCAGGCGCAACGTTAATCGCATTGTCGATAACATTCAGGACCGGCGCATAGTTCGGGCGTTGACTAGCGCGATGATTGTCGGGGCTGCGCAGGCATCCATCTATACGCCAATCGATACGTCATACCTGCTGAACAGCCAGTTTCGTGAAATCGTAGTTAATGGCACCCGCATTACCGGTCGCGTGGGCTACACCGCCAGCTATGCGGCCTATGTTCACGATCCGGCAATCCGGCAGCAGTTCCGCCGCTCTACGGCAGAGAAAGAATTCCTGACCAAAGGGTTTGAGGAAAGCCGCGACGTTATTGATCGCGTTGTGCAAAAGGAAATGTCGTTATGACCCCCCCAATGCACACCCGTGTGCGTAACCATTTTGTTGATGCGGGACTGACCACAGGGTTTACCACTCAGTTGCTGACGTGGAATGACACCGGCAATAAGGGTGAGGCATTTATGGTTTTCCGTCCGGCTGGTGGCACGCCAGTCGATGCTGTGATCAGCGCTGAATATTATGTGATGGTCGATGTGGTTGGCGCTAAAGGGGGGAATGGCCGGGCAGACGCTGCCGTGCAGGACATTATCGAGCACGTCAAATCGAATCCGACAGGCAATCCCTGCCTGGGGCAGATCACCAACATGGGCGGAATACCTGCACCAATCCCTACTACGGAGGGGCGTCTGGTTTATCGCCTGATGTTTTCCTGCCTCTACGGCGAATAAAAATTTTTGAACTTACAGGGTCGCTCAGGCGGCCCTTTTTTATGAAATGAGGACATTATATGGAAGGGTGCAAAAGCACGTTTGACCGTCTTATTGGCCGGGCCAAAACGCTTGAACTGGCCTATGGTTGCGCGGATGCTCGTCCGGGCGAAGCAGAGTGGAAATTACTCGGGCTACCGACATCGGCAACATGGGATATGAGCCCCGAATCACTGACGTCAGACGCAGACGATGGCGGGTTTACCTCAACCATGATTGCCAGCCTGGACCCAACCTACTCGATTGAGGGTGAGGTTCGCGTTAACGATCGTTCTGATGAGTTTGGCATTCAGCAATTCACCAAATATTTCGTTGATGAAGTTAAGGCGCGCCGCAATCCAACGGTATGGATGCGTTTCCATTGGGGTAACTACTATCACATCGGTTATATGGTGGCATCTGGCCTCAGTGACGGCGGTGGTGTTAAAGAAATCGTGACCTATAGCCTTGAGCTGAAACTTAACGAGGGCACGACCTTCGAAATTGAGCCTGATGGAGAAGACGAAGCCGTGACCGGCGTAACGGTCACACCCACCAGCGCCAGCATTGCCGCAGGAGCAACCACCAGCTTCACCGTAAACGTTGCGCCAGCTGATGCGTCAGATACAACGTTTACCGTCGCCTCATCTGTACCAGCGCGCGCTACTGCAACCATCAAAGGCAACACGGTGACGGTCAGCGCCCCATCTGTAGCGACAGCAGGCACTGCCAATATCACCGTAACTACTACCGATGGATCATTCACAGCCGTTTTCGCTGTAACCGTGACCGCGTAGTGATCATTCCCTGGGTCTCCTGTGAGGCCCACACAATGATTACTGAGGAGAACAGTCATGGTCCCAATGAAAGAGGTTGGTGAGTGCCTGATTAGCACCCCTGACGCCGATTATCTGTTTCGCCCCTCGTTCATCAACATGATGCGTATTGGTGAGCCACAGGAAATCGTTCAAGTATTCGCTGACCTGCACAGCGACGAAATTACCCCACTGACAGAGCGTGCGCTGGCTGCATATGGACGCATCCCGTTGTGGCTGATTGATCACATCCGCACCAGCACCTACGGCAAACGCGCGCTGGTGGCTGCAATAACCGTGCTGGAGGCATGCAGTAGTGATGATTTGACTACGTTGGTCGGTGAGTTCAGAGCGGCAAAGATAAAAGGGAGACCGTTCAAGCGCCGCAAAGGGTTAATGGATGATTTCGATATGGTCCTGATCGCCCAATCGCTAATCACGCACGGCATCATTGGAAAAGCCAAGGTGCGCCAGTTGCAGCGCAATGAGAGCGGCGCGACCACAAACGAATTTAACGCGTTTGAGTATATCAGCGCTGCCCGTACCCATTTTGGCATCAGCCGGGACGAAGCGCAGCAGCTGACGATGACAGAATTTCAGCTGATGCTGGCCGCTAAATACCCCGCTCAAAAGGGTTACACAAGAGAAGAGTATGACCAGGCAGCAGATGATTATTTTGCTCGTCGCGAGAAACGCCGCGCCAAAGCTGCCTGATCGTAAACGTCCAAATCACATACCTCGCTCAGGCGGGGTTTTTTTATGCCCGGAGAATAGATAATGGCAGGTTCAGTAAACGCTGGCAGCATCGTCTACGAGGTGGACATGGACACCGCCCGCCTGCTGGCGGCCCGCCGTGAGGTAGATGCCGCCCTCAGTGGCATGAGCGGAACCGTAGGACGTCTTGACACCAATGTGACCCGCGCAGAACGCTCAGTGGCAACCCTACAGCGCACTATGTCACGCCTGAGCGCCGTAGCCAGTAGTGTAATGGCCGCCATATCGGTGCAACAGATTGCGCAGTACGGTAACGAGTGGGTGACGGTTAATAACAAACTGGTTAACTCAGTCCGGGCAAGTGAATCTCTGGCTGACGTTACTCAGCGCGTTTTCGATATTTCGCAGGATACTCGCGCCGGTCTGGAGGCTACATCAACCCTCTATGGCCGCCTTGAGCGCTCAACACGCAGCGCGGGGACGAGCACCCAAGACCTCATTACACTCACCTCGACAATCAACAAGGGGTTAGCGGTTTCTGGGGCAACCACGGAGGAGGCCAGCTCCACCATGACGCAACTGTCTCAGGCGCTGGCGTCAGGCGTTCTGCGCGGGGAGGAGTTTAACTCCATCTCGGAGAATGGTAGCCGCCTCGCTATGGCGCTGGCTGATTCTCTGGGCGTTACCATCGGGCAGCTCCGCAATATGGCGGCAGAGGGCAAGCTGACGACCGAAGTAGTGGTTAATGGCCTGCTCAAACAGAGTGATGCGATTGCCAAAGAATTTGCCAACACAGCGCTGACAATGGGTCAGGCTTTCACTGTAGCCAGCAACAACATCACAAAATTTGTCGGAGAAAGCACCACCGTTTCAACATCTATCCGTGTGTTTAACGACGCGGTGATTTCACTCAGCCAGAATCTTGATTTAGTCGCCAATGCGATTGGTGTGGCGGCTGTGATATTTGGTGCGCGTTTCACAGGCGCACTGGCGCTGGCAACGAAAGCGCGCATAGATGACGCCCTCGCGGCGAAAGCGCAGGCCACGGCCACTGCTCAATCAACTGCAGCCACCGCTAACGCCGCTCGCGTGACGGTGCTGAAAACAAGTCTGGATAAAGAACAGGCGTTATCAAACCTTGCCCTGGCTCAAGCTGAGTACAACGTCGCCAGAGGATCGGCGGCGGAGGCGTTCGCACTTGAAAACCTCATCGCCATTAAATCTGTGGCCATCCAGCGTTCTGCCACCTATGCAGAGGCTCAGATTGCTGAGGCAGCAGCAACCAGAACGGCAGCAGCCGCCGCAGCGGCGGCAACTACGACTATTGGCGGGCTCGCCAGAGGGGCGCTTGCGTTGATTGGTGGCCCTGCTGGTGTGGCAATGATAGCGGCTGCCGGGATTTTCTATTTCTATCAGAAAATGCAGCAGGCACGGCAGGAAAGCATCGATTTTGCTGACAAGCTCGATGGCGTAATTGCCAAAATGAAAAACATGAGTCAGGTGCAGCTCGCCGCTCAGATTGATAATGCCACCCGGTCCATAAAAGCCCAGGCTGATGCAATCAAGGACAACCAGGCAACACTGGAAGCTAATGAGCTGCAGCAGGCTCGTTTGCGGCGCACTCTGAGCTATTTGCAGGAGGGTAGTCTTTTATACAGGATGACCCTCTCTGAGCTAAAAGACGCTCAGAGTGAGCACACTCAACTACTCGCCGCCAATGAAACTGCACAGAACAAACTGAGCCAGACGGTCAACAAAACAGGCATGCTGCGCGCTCAGATGAATGGGACGTTTGTACAGGGGATTGACCTGCTGAAACGTGACGGACATGAGGCCAGTTTAACATCCGGCCTGATGAGGCAGCTCGGAACCGCGATTGATTTCGCCAGCCGGGCAAAGGAAAAATTCAACTCCACCAGCCTGCAGATACCCCGCAGTGAAAAGGCCGACGCCTATAACAAAGCGTTAGAGGATGAAAATACGCTTCTGGCCATCACCGATAAGCGTCTTCGTGCGGTCACTAAGGCGAGGATGGAGGCGACTGAAAGGGGAGGGAACCAGAATCAGATCAACGCTGCAGGCCAGTTGGCTGGTGCTCAGTACGACCTGCAGCTCGCGGAGAAGGCCCGCAATAAAGAAACCAGTGATGGGGTGTCAGCAGGGAAGAAAGCAGAGACCCAGGCACAATCCATAGCCCAGAAACTGGCTAACCTGAAGCAGCAATCGGAGCTGGTGGCTGATTCAACGCGCCAACTCAGTCGCGAACAGGCGATTCTTGCCGCTCAGCAGTCCCTCGGCAGCGCTGCCACTCAGGCAGATATTAAACAGGCCGGGGAGTATGCCGCCGCCAAATGGGACGCCAGCAACGCCATCCGCGCTCAGGCAGCAGCCGAAAAACTCCTGCCCGAGACTAAAGAGAATGCCAGCTATAAACAGGATGTGGCTGATCTGCAGGCTGCGCTAACCGCCAAAAAGATTAGTCAGGCGCAATTTAACGCCTTCTCAGAACGCCTTGAGCAGGAGCACCAGGTTAATCTCGCTAAAATTCGCGCTGACCAGGTAGTTACACCACAGCAATCTGCTGCCGGTACAGTTGATCCGGTTCAGCAACTGGCAAACGAGAACGCCCAGAAACTGGCATTAATCCAGCAGTTTGAGGCCAATAAAACCATCACTGAGCAGCAGGGGCTTGCACTACGCACGGCGGCCAATACGGAGTACGAGCAACAACGTACAGCAGCTATGTGGCAGTTATGGCGCAATCAGAACGCAGGTAATGAAGCCCTGGCTGCTTCGTTTGACTCTATTGCCGGGAGTGCATCTAACGCATTCACAGGGATGATTACGGGGAGCATGGCAGCCGGAGAGGCGGTGTCCTCTCTTGCCAGCAATGCGCTGAACACACTGATCAACTCCTTCGTTCAAATGGGTGCTGAATGGGTCCGCTCTTCAGTGATGGGGGCTGCAGCTCAAACAACAGCCATCACAACTACAACGGCAGCATCCGTGGCCGGGACTGCAACCACGACAGCAGCGAGTACAGCAGCAGCAGGTACAACGCTGGCGGCATGGTTGCCCGCTGCTCTGGTCGCATCTATCGGTTCATTTGGTGCTGCGGCTGTAGTAGGTGGTGCGGCGCTTCTGGCGTCATTCGGGCTGATTACTGCATTGTCAGGCAAACGCAAAAACGGCGGGCCGGTGTCAGCGGGCTCTATGTATCAGGTAGGTGAAGGTGGCATGCCTGAAATCTATCAGGCCAGCAGTGGCAAGCAGTTCATGATCCCCGGTGATAATGGCAAGGTGATCAGCAATAAGGACATCAACTCTGGCAGCAGCGGGCAAATTCAGGTCTCTATTGAGTTCAATGATTACACCTCAGGCTCGCATACCTATGACGCACAGGCAACACAGAGCGGTAACACGCTAACCGTTCAGGCGTTCATCATGGATATGGACCAGGGTGGGCCAATGAGTGCCTCAATTACCAGTAATCTGCAAACGCAGAGGAGAGCGAGGGAATAACTGTCACAGACTCATCAACTACCCACCTGCACCCATGAGATTGTTTAACAGACCCGCTACGGCGGGTTTTTTGTTTGCTGAGGAATGATATGGCAATTGATTACCCCGAGTGGCTTCCACTGGCTCAGAAATCCAATAAAAACCCCACCAGCGATACAGGGTTTCGCACTGACCAGCCACAGGTTGGTGCGCCCATTTTCCAGAAATTAACTGACGATCTGAAAACGTCGTTCAACCTGACATGGGTATTCACCGCAGCCCAGCACAGGGCGTTCACTCAGTGGTTACGCAGCCCTAATTATCTGGATAACGGTAATCAGTGGTTCAACATGCGCGTTTCGACCGGTACAGGGGATACGGGTATTGAGGTTCAGGAGCTGCATTTCACAGCATTTCCGACATGGAGCCAGAAAGGCTCCACGTTTACATGGACCGGGAACGTTGTTGCCAGAGAGCTGAAAAACTCTGATGACGAGTTCGATGACTATCTGATCGAGTTCCCGCCGCCGTGGGCCAGCTGGTTGGACATAATCGTCACCGGCTATCCCGATGGACGCGATAAAGAATCACTACCCAAGGTGGAATAATGCCGACTTTCCGTGAATTCAAAAGCCGCCGCCCTAACCGGATTCTCTACGACACCATAACCTTTTATAACCCGGAGTTTGGCTACGTCCGGCTGGTGGATAAACAGATATTCCCCAAAACTTTTGCGGGCGAGGTTTATACACCCTGCATGATGGAGATTACTGAGAGCCAGCAAAGCAGCACGCCGGTAATCAACAGTACGCTAAAGTTCGCTCGCATGGCTCAGGATTTTAAGCAGCAGCTGAAATTATGGAGGGGTACAGGGCGGATCACACCCATCTCAGCAACCTACATGCGTTTTGATGCCTCCGACATGAACACGCCGCTTAAGCCCTGGACGCTATACGTGAGCGACGTGAGCATGGACGCCTCAGACGTTACTGTCAGTCTGACGCTGAAAAACCCACTGAACAACAACATCTCCCAACTCTATACCCCAGAGGAATTCCCAGGACTCCAGAATGCGTAAATCAGAATTCATTGAGAGGGTGACGGGTGTGCCGTGGGCAGATCGCGCCTGCACATTTGAGGCTATGGACTGCTGGGGGCTGGTGGTCCTCTACTACCGGCATGTGCTGGGTATCGAGATTCATCACTCTCAGGACTATGAATCAGGACGCGACTTTATGAGCTGCTTTGCGGAGGAGGTGATTTTCTGGGATGACACGGAGATTTTCCGGGATGGCGGCATTTTCATTGCCTACTACGGCGCTCAGCCCGTTCATGTTGGCCTGACGGTTGACGGCATGGCTCTGCATAGCCGGGGCGAGTGCGGGAATGTAAGAGCCGATAGCATCCGCACGATTAAAAAACTTTTTACCAGAGTGGAGTTTAAAGCTTATGCCGATCATTCAGATTCAGCGCGTACCGGGGCTGCCTAAAGAACGCGTCAATGTAGAGGCCGGGCAGGTTTTCAGTGAGTGGTTGGAACAGCAGCAGCTTCACCGGGATGTACGGATAAACCGGAATGGGGTTGAGCTGAGAGACGATGATGAGATTGGTTTTGCACTGGAGGAAAACGACCAGATTATCATTTTTGATCAGCCGCGTTCAGGCGGCCTCGCCAAAACACTTTTAAACCCCTTCGAACACTTCAACCCCATCAAATTTACTAAAAAGGTGTTGGCCAGTCTCATAAAAATGCCAGGTATTGGTAATACTGGTCAGACGAAAACCTCCTCCAATAACAGTCTCAAGGGGCAGACAAACCTGGCGCGCAACGGCGAAGCCAAACCTGACAATTTTGGGCTCATCCGAGCGTTTCCTGACCTCATTCAGGAGTCTCTTTTTGAGTACTCGGACAACCTGAAATATCTGACTGAGTTTATGAATTTTGGCCTGGGCCGGTATACGGTCAGCTCCGTGCGATTCTCTGAATCGAATCTAGGATCGATGGCCGGGGCGTCATTCACCATCTACAACCCTGGCGACATCATCGGAACTATCCAGGAGGGCTATCAGTTTGATGATGTGGATGGTCAGGATGTGCCGGGTAAAAACGAATCTGACGATTTTCCGATTGAGTCTGCATCAGCCACCAGCGTGATCAGTGGTAACTATGCTGGTGGACAGATTCTGATGAAAATCGCCAAGGAGGCGACTTTTGATTATTTTATGGGGCTGGCTCTGCCCCATGCCGTGGAGTTTACGATCAACGCGACGTACCCCACAGCCAGGGGGATCGTAACGCAGGATTTTACTCTCTCCGGAAACCTGATTTCTGCAGACGAGACGAGCGAGGGGCCAGAGACGGAGCCGGTCTATTATTATAATTTCGTGTTGAGTGAGATTGAGGGATCTAATGTCTCATACATTTCAACGGCCACTATAAACACCTCCAAATTTGTTCTCAATGATAATCAGGCGCTTGTGATAGGACCGTTTTTCTCGCCGGTTGAATCATCGCAATTGTGGATTCATACACAGTCCGCGCTGGGTGGCAAATCAGAGACCAACTGGCGGCTGACGATCTGGAAAGTGGATGCGAACAATGCTCAGATTCCTGGCACATCTGAGACGTTTACCTACCGGCAGACTACCCCGCACCAATCCACCTCAGAGACGTTTTACCGCACCGACAAAATCACCCCTGTCGGCGGGTATGGACGCTACTCGGTGAGTTTTCAGAGGACTGATAACAGCAGTGACAAGAGCCGATTGAAAGTTGAGGCGATTCACGGCGTCAATATCCGCAACAATGTGAGCTACCCGAACGACACGCTGGTCAGGGTCACTGTGCGTCAGACGAAAAATGCCACCAGCGCCCGCGACCGGAAATATAACGCCCTGATTAATCGCCATGTGATCAGCTACAACATGACCACACAGTCTGTTGATTACAGGTTACGGGCATCCCGTAAATTCTCAGATATTGCGCTGCATAACTGGCTGGTGGTTGGCGGGCAGGCTGAGAACACCATTGATATACATGGTCTGTACCTGATTCAGTCCGAGCTGGACGCCATTGATCCGCGCCTGTCATATTTTGACTACACGTTTGACGATGAGGATGTTTCCCTCGGTCAGAGGATTGAGACAATTTGTGATGCAGCCGGGGTCAGTGTGTTCTGGGATGACGGGATATTGTCGTTCACCCTGGACAAGAAGCGGAGTACGCCAGCAACCGTTTTTAACCGG